CAGGGGCCAAAGAAAATCTCTCGGTTCCGGATGATCCCCAGGGAGCCCTGCAAACCCTGATAGACTCCACTGATGTGCCTGAAGTTAAGGAGGCAGCAAAAACGCTTCAGAAGATATTTGAGGGTCAGCCTGTTGATAAGCGCACAAAGGTCCAGGCTGTTGATAGATCAGAAAAATTTTTAGGCGGATACTACCCAACTCAAGATGAGGTACTTTTATTTAAAAGAGGTGATAAAGATTTGGTTTTAATGCATGAGCTTGTCCATGCGGCATCATCCAGGGTTTTAGACCAGTATATTAGTAATCTAAGAAAGGGCTTGGTCTCGGCCCGTAGGACCGGGACAAACTACATCAAGAGACTAAAGGGGTTGCGTGATCAAATTGTTAGCGGCGTGCGCGTTAACAAGGATGGTTCAAAAGAAAAGATTACCCCGTCAGGCAAGGATTTATTAGTTGCCAGAATTATAGATGCCTACATTGAAGCTGTGGACAAGATGGGTCCAATGGAATTAGTTGGCCATGAATTAAAAAACACTCCGACCATTTCCGTTATAAAGAGAGAAGATGACGCGCATCACCGGATGGTGATTTCCAACCCCGGCAAGCCTGGTGCGTATGACTTGGTGAAAAAAAGGCACGATCTGTTTCGTAAAATTGCAACCAAGGCCGGGCTTGGCCGCGGTGATTATTTTTTTGACATGGGTAGCTTCTACCTGACGGAAAATGCGGTAAAGCATCTCCAGCAAAAAGGCGAAGAGGGAGCACTAAAAGGATTTGAAAAAGCCAATCATCACACTGAGATATTCCGCTTTAATCATACTGAAAGAAAGCGCAAGAAAGGCCTGGCTAATACCAGGATAGTGACGGAAGAAATTGGCAAGCGATATTACGGCTTTCAAAACATAAGTGAGTTCTTGGCAGAGGCTGCATCCAACCCGGCCTTTATGATGCAGCTTGCCCAAATTGATTTAGGTGAAGCCACTGAGATCAAGGGATGGATGACGCCAGGGGCCAAGCTAAGGGATCGCACGGCAAAATCTATTAGAGGGCTGATGGCCTCAAATTTCCCGATAGATTTGCCGCCAACACCAACTGGCCCAGGCTATGCGAATCCGCTGCCGCCTCCTTCCGGCTACAAGCCAGAACATATTCTAAAGGCCGAGCGTACCCTTAAAAAGATTGAGGGCCGCCACACAATGCTGGATGAGGTGGCTCATATCATTGCTGATTTCCATGAGACCAAAAAGCCGGGCGATAAATATTACACCCATCCGGCCAGGTATCCGGTGTATTCAGTCCAGGGAGGCTTTAAAGTTCAACAACGGATGCTGGATGATTCCGGGAATCCGACCTGGGTTGATGCGCCCTGGCAGGTGGACGGAGTGCCGCAGCGGTTCAAAACCCGCGATGAGGCTCAAGGGGAAATCGATGACTTAATCCAGGACGCCCAAGAAGGGGGAATGGAAGATTATAATGCCGAAGATTACCGGGTTGTAGAAGATCAAGAATGGTCTGGCAGTTTCTCCGTTCAAAGCCAACAGCCTGTGGCCAATATCCCGGCTCAGTCTCAGTTCGGTCAGATGTATTCCAGGGTGGCTGAAGCTATCAGGGAAATGCCACTCAAGAAAGCCACCTTCAGCAAGTGGATGGGCCGGCTAAAGAAACTCAGCGAGGGCACTCCTAAAGTGTACCGGATGCCGGAAAATTTCCCGGCAGGGGAAAGGGCGTTTGCCAAGGAGGAGCTTGAAGAGCTTGGCATTGATACTTTGTTTCCGCCTGGGCAAGAACTTACCAAGGAGGAGGTTCTTGAAATGGTTGAGTCCATGCCGGTGCCCGAGATTAATTTCTCGTTAACAGGTGAGTGGGCCCTGATGGGGACTAAGTATGAGGGAATGAGCATCTATGAAATACATGAGGTCCGAGACAAGCTAATTGATGACTATTTACTCGCTAATGCGCCGGCCGGGGCTGTGACTAAAGCCGTGGAAGATATGCCGTTTAATTACAATAAAGTTATGGCTCTCTACCTCGGCCTTGGCCAAGACGGCAAAAAGCATTCGGTTAAGGAAATGGCCGAAATGTTGCCGACTGATGAAAAAGGGCTAATAAGAATACTTAGAGAGGCACAGGCTAATTTACGGAACTCGCCGGAGCTTAGAGAGCTTTACTACGGCGAGGCAAAGAATCAGGAAGAAGTTAAATTTATAGGCTCGTTGCTTGAAGAGATTGGCAGTCAACAGTACCGGGATACCAACCTGCCGGGGGCCCAGGATAACCCGGAACTTGGTTACGGAATGCTTACCTGGCAAACGCCAGGCACCGATTTTGAGCAGCCGCATAAATTAAAAAAAGACACCGTTGCTCATGCTCGGTTTAATTACAACGAGGAGCAGCTTGATCTAATTGAATCCCAATCTGACCTTCACCAGACAGGGTTCAGACAGGGATATAAAGAGAGTAATAGCATTGAAAAATGGAAAAACACAAAATGGATAAAGCAGCCTGATCCTGAAGGGTACGGATTAAAAGAGGCGCAACAAGAATTTGACCGGCTAGTTAAGCAATACGAGGCTGCCGAGGAGCACAGTGTTGGGTATAGCCCCGAGCAGGTAGAGCTAGAAAGGTTTAATTACAGAGTCGAGCTATATGCGTCAGAAGAATTACTGGCTGATGAAACCCCAGTGTTCATTAGAGGAGAGGTAAGAGTTAAAAAAACAATGGAAGGGGCTGAGGGCAAAAAAGACTCTTACGTTTTAAAGAAAATATATAGATTTGATGCACCAGGGGATGATCACGGCGTCAATTACATGGATTATCGTTCTGCGGAAGAGGCTATAGAAGCATGGCGCGAAGAAAGATTATATGAAATATTTAGCCCAGAATATCTTCCAAACAAAGTTTCTCATGTAGATAACTGGAATGAGTTGAACTTCCGGGCGGTTGTCCAGGCTGCCGCGCTTCAGGGCAAGAAATATGTAGCATTCCCAAGCCACTGGACCCAGGTGGCTATGGTTGAGGGCCACTCGTACCATCCAGGCCAGGAGCCTGGCGCGGTTCGGGTTGTGCGGTCTGAAGACTTCATGCCCCAAAACAGGAATGAGCCACCCAAAAACCGAAAGACCATGTATGACCGGATGGTTTTTGGGACTCTGAATGAAGCCAAGCGGATGGCTAAGCAGTATGGCACTAAGATCGTTAAGCGGGAGGCTTTGGGTGGGAGGCACTTGCCATCAAACGATGACATAATCAGCTACTTCTCTGGCCCCCGAAAGGCTGATGAGTTCTACCACATCATTGACGCCAACTCAGAGCACTTCCATGACCTGGCGATTGCCTTGCATCAAGCAGACCCAGAGGCCGGAATGTGGAAATGGGTTGTGGATAACCAGGGAGATGGTGATGTCGCCGGCGCTTACGATACGGTGATGCGTAACGAAAACAACGATATGGATATTGATGTTCTCACCGAGATCATCGAAGCCAATGACCTGCTTTCGCTCAATCACCCGGATTATTTTGCTCTTTATACACGCGATGAAGGGCAAACCGTTGGGGATTTCTTCACTAAGGACCAACGGTTTGGAGGCAGGTACGGCAAGCCGATTATTTTCAACGCCCTGGAGGTCAGTCCCAGGATGGCCGGGCCGATTGCCAGGTATTCGGTTCAAAAAGCCATTACTCCGGTAATGGAGCGGATTGATCCTATCACAAAAGAATCCATAGTTGATTCGCCAGTGCCAGGCAAAATCAATGAAAACATAAATAAGCTAGATGACCTGTTTAAGAAATTCCCAAATCCGCTTGAGGATGAATCTACCTGGAGAAACTTTTACGCTCATGTAAGTGGTGCTGATTGGGTTGTAAAGCCTCCTTACAAGGCCATTGATTATGCCAGCGGCAGACAAGACCCGGCTGATATCTTAGGAGGGATGTCAAAATCCCAGATTGAAAACAGATTGTCCGGGGCTAAGAACGGCCAACTTATTAAGAAGGCGTACGAGTCAGGCAAGGCGACCCCGGCTGACACTGCAATGTTTTTTCTCTGGTCAATTCTTTCCAGGCAAAAAGCAGTGTTCCCGCAAGAGACTGCATTTATGCAAGCGGTCAATGAAGGGGCACACAAGTGGATTGATAAGGCGGCCAAAGGCAAATTTAATAAAAAGGAATTAGATAAATATTTGAAATGGGTTCAAGAGGCGCTGCCTGAGAAGACCCCAGGGCGTGCGGCACTTGATAACCTGAATAGTTTTGGCCGCAATTTCCTGACAATCATGGGTCAGAAGATCAAGAAAGATGACCCTGTTACTCCTGAGTATGCCGGCAAGACCCGGCTCGCAGCCTGGCATGACATCATGTCGAATAAGAAACTCACTGGCCGGCAAAAGAGGCGCAAGATGGTTGCGGTTGCTTATGGCTCCGGCAAAGGAATCGGCGTAGGGCTCAAGGTAATTTCGTTTACTCTCTTGGTAACTGGAAACACTGATGTGTTCATCTTGGACCGGGTTCAGGTCAGGCATTTATGGGATGCCGAAGCCAGGAAGGATGAGTTTGGCGGAAGTTCTAACGTGTATACGCCGGCGGAATATACCGGCCTGGCACCCATGGTAGATGGCCTCCGGGGCCTGGCAATATATGAAGCCCTGGAAAGCGGCCTGGAGAAAAGCGTAAAGGCTGCATATGAAAAGCTGGGCCGGGGCAAGACGTTTAACATGGGCGGGTTCCACTGGGATAGCTGGGTTGCAAGTTCTCTCCAGGAAGTGGATCACGGCACGGTTGAGTATATTATTAAAAAGTTAACAGGCGCGAGGCAGCCGATGAATTACATCGGGGTGCGAGAGGGGCGTTACAATAGATGGGACCGAGGTATTTGGTACATTAGTGCTCCTGGCGGCACTGAGCGAATGATCCAGGACAGCACGGGACATTGGTTTTTACTTCCTGCCGAGGCTTATGAGGGCTACATTAACGAACTTAAAGACGGAGCATCAAAGAAGACGTATGAAGGCAAACGAGTTCTCCCACTTGGGACAAAAATCAGCACACTCAAGCAGTCCTGGACAGAAAGCGAAGGATACGATCAAGACGCGCATGACCAAGTCATCGCAACCCACGGTGCAAGACTTAATTCTAGACAGTCTGACCGTCTTTCCTCCGCCTTTCGATCCCTCCGAGGACAATACTCAGTCCAGGTAACGCCGGAATCCCAGGCCCGGATCAATAACATCGAGGCCGCCGGGGCTTACCGCTCACCGGACCCGGAAGTGGCACCGGCATACGGGTCCAGTTATATTTCCGACTTCCAGAAACGCCACCTGGCCCGGGCGTCTCAAAAGCTCATTTATTTTGCCGGGTCTAAAGTAGGCCAGGAAAAGGGCGTGCTCCAGATCGAGGAGGCCTACGCGGCTGCGGCCGTGCGTAAGTCCCAGGCCGAGCTAACCAGGCAACTCACTGACGCGGCTTATAAGTCTCAGCCAGGGATGAAGCTTCCCCAATGGATGCAGGTTGGCAAGTGGGCCAGCCGGCTAAGAGACTTCATGGGCATCAGCTTGCCCCTGGCTGCTCACCTGAACGCCACCAACCGGGACAACCAGGGCAACTTTATCTTCGCTGATTTTGAGATGCGGGCCGGGCTGATGTCTGAGAAGGATTTCCGCCAGGGCAAACACCAGATTGGCGACAAGATTCTGGTGATGAACAATCTCACCAAGGAGAATGACGAGCTTGTTGTTGGCGCGTTCATCTCCACGCCGGACGGCCGGTCAGGCTACCAGCTACTGCGGACCATGACCGCGGATCGCCAGGCGGAAATTTACAATCACTTCAAACGCGAATACTCGGATTTGATTTGGGCGGTTGATATGTATATCGACCCGGCGTTACGGGGGACCAGGAACGTGGTCAACGGGGTGGAGATACCGGCGTTCAACAGGTTCAGCATTGAGGAGATGATGGCTGAATCGGATGACGGGTTCCAGGCGGTGGCCGGCTATACGCCGGACGTAGTAGCAACCAGGTCACTTATCGGGGGCATCCTTGGCTTGTTCAATCCAGGTGCCGGCAGCAGATCGCCGGGCCGGAAGTACAAGACGGGTAAAGGCCGGGAGTCTGGCAACGTCCAGGACCTGTTCAGCGGCCATTCAATTAGGGCATTCCAAATGCTCCAGGAGAAGCATCGTCAACGATTCCGAGACGCGGTCCTGAAGTATGCGGCCAAGCCCCTGGCGGAAGGCGAAAGCCCCACTAACCTACCCGAAGGCTGGGTCATGTTGGATACCGGGATGAATGACTTGATCCAGCGGGTTAAGAAATTCCGCCAGTTTATTGAAGATGAAACCACTGAAGGCACCGACTTCTATAAAAAGTTCCTGGGCGAACTTTACGCCAAGCGGGGCCGCCAGTTAAAGATCAGGCGCGAGGCCGTCGAGGTTCTCATGCAGCAATATATCCGGATTCAATTTAACAACCGGCTCTACAACATGGGTGCCTGGTTGATCCGGAACAGCAAGGGCCTACTCCTGGCGCACCCTGGCACCATGGTAGTCAACGCGGCCACCAACGATCTGTTCACTATGGAAGCCGCGTTCCAGGAGCTTTTGAAGGGCATCACTCTACTGCCGGTTAATCCGAGCGAGGGCGAGGTTTCTCTGCGGATGGCCAGGGAGTTGTTCGTTGGCAACTTCATGCACCGCTTCCCAAGCCTCCGGAAGATGGCCGGCATTGAAACGCATTACGACCAGGTTGTGGAAGAGGCCATCCCGGAAGAAGTGTTTGCCTCGTCGGTGAGCCTCCAGGATTTGGATGTTAAGTATGAGGTGAGTGCCAGCCAGTACCTACGGGAGGGCGAGCTTGGCGCCGCGGCCTTGCAGCTACTTCAGTACGGCAACATCGACGTGCGAGCCAAGCAGCGCATGACCTACGCATTCCTGAAAGCTCACGCGGTCCAGGCTGCCAAGGATCAAGGGCTGAAGGACCAGGCGATGCGGGACTTTGTGGACCGTTTTATGAAGAACCCGCCCAGGGACTTGATGGTTAAGGCTGCGGACGCGGCCAACCTGGAGTTCTTGAACTACGCGGATTCACCGGCCTGGCTGCAATGGTTCGCGGCCACACCGTACACTGCGGTGATCATGCCGTTCCCGAGGTTCGGCTATCACTTCCTAGCCAAGCAAATTACCAAGGCCGCCGCGGTTAAGGATGTTATCGGCAAGGTGCCGGCAGAGAAACGTGCTGATGCATTCGGCAAGCTCATGGCGTTCGCCATGTTTGGGCTAGGCGGCAAGGGGCTGATTCTGGATATGCTCCTGCGGGATGATGATGATGAAGAAGATGAAGCTCGGGAACGGATTGGAACGAACTACGTCAAATATACTGACCCGGTAACCGGCGAGCCCAGGACGAAACAGATTGACCGGGAGATGATCACAACAGCCCGGGTGAATATATCCTGGTACGCCAGGAAATTGGGCCTGGGCACCGAGCGGGAGGATGACTTTTGGTTGCGGGTTCGCAACTATCCAAGCCTTGCCATGGGTGGCAACCTTATCCTGGCTGAGAACGATGCCAAGAAGCATGGAGCCTGGGAAGGTGCCAAGACCTACATCCGCAACACGGCTGACTTGAGTAAGGACTTCTTTAGCGTAGGTGCCGGCGTGAAAGTGCCGACCAAGATTTGGGCTGAGATCAATAGCGAGCCAGGGAGCCAGAAGAAAGCCCCGGCCTTTGACCCCTACGCGACAAACGTGCCGCTCGGGTTCTACCTGGTTGAGCAGACGGCCAGCACCCTTATCCCTGGCACCCGGCAACTTAATGACTTGAGCGTTTTGATTGAGCCGGCCAGGCCGAAGAAGACGGAGAGCAAAACTTTAGAATACAAGCCGGGGCCCTGGGAGGCCATCCGGGCAAATCATGTTGGTGCGGTTCTTTCCCGGTGGGCGGAGAAAGAAGGGCTTATTGAGCCAATGCCGCGCCAGGGCTCAGTGGTCACAATGGCGATCACTGGCCAACCAGGCGATTCTTTAGAACGCCGAATACAACGGATCGAGGGCCTCAGTAAACTGGAAGGCCCGGAGGCTAACATCTTCCTTGATCCACGTAGCTACCGGCCACGCCTGGCAACCATCTCGGAGCAAAGCATTCCGGAGCGGACCAGGAGCCTGGAGTTGCTGCGAATCATGGGCTTGAACCTCAAGCCGGTAAACCGGGGGGCATATGAAGAACAAATCAAACCAAACCCGCAGCTTCCAAGCTCCGGCTATTAAACGCGGCTGGAAGAAGCTGTTTGCTGTTGGGTGTAGTCATGGCCACCTGGCCGATAAAGAAGCCTTAGAGACCGTCCTGGGCTTCAAAGAACGGTGGAATCCGGACGCAACCATCCATTTGGGCGATTTTCTGGATTTGGGCGCTCTTATGGGCATGGGCAGGGCCGCCGAAGAAGTTGCAGACGATCTTGCCTACGACTACCAGAAAGGCATGGAGTTCCTGAAGGCCCTGGAGCCCAACACCGTATTCCTGGGTAACCATGAGGACCGGGTTTGGAAGTTACTGAGCCACCGGAATGAGCTAGTCAGCTACGCGGCCGGCAAGATTGCTGACGACCTGGAGCGGGGAATCAAAAAGCTCAAATCCGAACTGGTGCCATATGATATTGATACTGGTTGGCGGAAGTTTGGCGACTGCTCATTCGGGCATGGCTATATGTGCAACGAGGCGGCGATCCGGGACCATGCTGAGTTTATTGGCAAGTGCTGCATCGCCCACCTCCACCGCCCAGGCATTGCCAGGGCCCGGAGACATGGCGGGGCAACCGGGGTGTGCGTTGGCACCCTGGCTAATATCCCAATGATGAGTTATGCGAAAATCCGCAAGACCAGGAGCCAGTGGAATCACGGCTTTGTTTACGGAGAATACTGCGAAGGAAAAAATCCGGAGGCAATTTTATGGCTAGTAGAAAAAGCAAGAAACGGGTGGATTCTTCCGGGCTAGACCCGGCTTGGTTCGACCTCCTGGCAAACAGTTCAGGAACCAGCGAGGTTGATGAGGTGCCGCCAGGATGGCTCACCATGAAAGACCTGGCCGCGGCCTGGGGGCTATCTGTTTCCTATGGCACGCAAAGGCTCAGAACCCTGGTGGAAAAAGGCCTGGTGGAGACCAGGACGTTTCGGCTCCAGCGAAATACTATTCGCCCGGTTCCTCATTACCGGATCAAAAAGGGGTAGCCATTCTGGTGCCATTTAGGTGCCATTTTCATGCATCACAACCTGCATTCATGTGCATTCATGTGCACAAAGGGTTTTGCCAGGGCCTAACGATTGGCCTTGAAATAACAGTTGGTTTTCCGCAATTTCCCTGTTTCCGGGCCCTTAGCTCAGCGGTTAGAGCAGGGGACTCATAATCCCGTGTGGCATTCGCCTTTTCCGTTGATTTCTAGCGTTCTGACCTGGCTGGACACCATTTAAGTGCCACTTCCTTACCTCGGGAGTCTAATGGGTGTGGAGGGGGCATGAGCAGAGTTTCCGTAATCAACAAAAATATGACGGGCGTTGGCGACGAGGGCGAAGACCTTTACGGCCAGGCTGATCTAGACACGAGAACCGTGAGGATTGATCCACGGCAATCTGCCAGGGTTTACATGGGCACCCTCATCCATGAGCACATTCACCTAATGGTGGCCGAGGTCCGCTGCGAGTGCGGCAAGACCCAGGACGATTGGCCGGAGGAGAAGGTGCTAGAGTGGGAAAACATAATTGCGGACAATCTATGGGCCGCGGGATACCGGAGGATACAACCATGAGCGAGCTAGGGCTGATAATTGGCTTGGTGGATACGGCCTGTAAGATTTTGACCGCTACTGGCGTTCTGATGATTGCCGCCAAGATGAAGAAAAAATGATCGGCAACCCAGCTTGCCGCTCAGAAGTGAGCGACAAGCCAGGTCAAGAATGATTGTCATCCTTCGATATTCAAAGTGTCCGGCACATCCAAGGCGGGTGCTTCCATCTTCAAAAGGGCCGCGTAATATTTATTCGTTATCACAGGGGTTGAATGTCCCAGATATGTCTGTGCCTGGTAGAGCCCCTGGGAAGTCGCAACCTGGGCACCAAAGTATCCCCGCATCGCATGGGCTTTTTTCTCCCGGTCCCAGCCGTGAGACTTGAACCAGGTGGCTAGGTTCCGCCACACGGTATCTTTCCGGTAGTTGTCTGAGCCAGGGATAACGTAGCGGCTTTTCCCGCTGATCCGGTAAAGCTCTTTTACGATTGCTTTATGCACCGGCACCCGGCGGCTCTTCTTGCTTTTGGTGACGTGCTGATGCGAAGACTGAACAACGATTATCCATTCTTTGCCGCGTTCGGTTTGCACCTCGCTGAAATTACGCCACTCAAGCCAGGCCGCTTCACCGGCTCGCACTCCGGCACATAAGGCCAGCATGAAAGCAATGTAAACGCCTGGCTCTTCATCCCGGACCCTTCCCGCATCTTTCATTATCTTTTCCATCACAATAGGGCACGGGGGCTCATACTGCGGATCAGTCCCATCATGGAAAGGCTGAGTGCGAAACTCATTCAATGACTCCAGGGGCAACGTGAGGCCCTCAAACACGCCGTCATTAATCGTCCGCCGTCCGAATATGCTGCGAGCCTTGCGGTAGGTGCAATTTGCCAGGCTGGATGCCTTGAGCTTGTCCATTCCCTCCAGGCCTTTGAGCCGGCTGTTGTAGAAGCTATTGACTAGCTCCTGGTTAAGCTCGTCCAGGCTGGCAGATTCATCCAGGCCTTTGGCATCCCGAATCAGGATGCGGAGTTCATTGGCGTACCTCTTGGCTGTTCCCTGGGAGCACCGGCGTACACCTGAGTTTTCAAAAGCCTCAAGTGCTTCCCCGATTGTGGACGAGGCCCGGCGGCGGCTCATTTGGCGCAAGGCCTCGCCGTCCTCCTGCATTAGTTTCCGGGCCCACTCCCGGCCCAGGCTCTGAGCCTCGCGGAAGTTGTTTGTGCCGGTGCACCAGGACTTCCGCTCGCCGCGGATTTGCTTGCGGACATACCAGTTGTCATTCCCCTTTTTCTTGAACATTGGCACTTTCATTATTTGCCCTCCTTAATCTCGATCATCTTGAACCCATCGCCCAGCTTCGCGGCGCGTTTTTCGTCGGTGATTTCCTCATCAGGAAATTCAATCATCTCCTCCAGGTGGCCCAGGGCCGCAGGGGACACGTCGATTGTTTCACCCTCATCATCGGCCCGGACCAGAATGCCGTTGCCGGCAAACTCCAGGTGCTCATAGCGAGCCCCGGGGAAAGGGCACACGAAGAATGATTGCCGGGGCGCGTCCTTGGTTGGGAGCCAGCCGGCATCATCCACAAAGAGCGTGTGATCATCCGGCCACTCCTGGGCCACCGTGAACATATCGCAGCCGATCAGGGCCTGGATAGACTTGTGACCATCAACCTCCACTTCGGTCACTGTTTTGTTTTTTGCGTTAATTAATATCGCTTTGCTTTTCATGTTGTTCCTTTTTTATTTAACCCAACGTGTTTCCACGTCATCAGATTTTTCCAGAGCATTATTGATCTCTGGCTCTAATTGTTTTGCAACAATCTCATGCTGCTCGTCGATTGTGTAGGCGTCCGAAACCTTTGTTGTGATCCCGGTAGCAACCTGGTCAACAAAGAGTTCGTGCGTTGATTCATTCTCCCAGGGCTCGCCGTTCCTGGATGCGACAACGGAATGGCCGCAGTCCCGGCAAGCCTTGAGGTCAAGGCCGATATCCCAGAAGTGGTGCGGCTCAAATCCACCGGGGCACTCGCCCCGGCAGATCATTGCGTTGCCACTTGAGCACTCGGGGCAAATGCCGCCATCAGGCCCGGTGATCATGGTCACCTTAATTTCGCCCCGGGCGATTGCTTTATTTAATTCGGTTCCGCTCATGGTTATTCCTTAATCGTGGCTTCTAATTTATCCAGGCAGTCTGGGCAAATTCCCACCGGGGCCGCCTGGGCCAGTTTCCAAATATCGGCCAGGCTCACAGCCTTGACCGTCTTGCAGCCCTTGAGCCGAAGCACCAGGGAGTCTCCGGATGGGTTGGGTGCCAGGCTTGCAACCAGGGCACGCTCGCCGTTCGCCGGGTCATTTACCACAGTGCTGGTTTGCCGGGTAACTTCAGAAGTGAGGGGAGTCATTTCGCCACCTCCAGTTCCTTAGGGGTAATCCAGTTGTTCATAATTGCCTCATCGGTGCTGTCATCGATGTAGTAGGTGCGCCCATTCATCTCGATGTACGCAGCCGTGACGCCGGGGGCTAGTTTGATGTCCAGGCAGGTCTCGCTGCCGTTGTGAATGATGGTGATTGGGTTCATGTTGTTCCTTTTTTTAGAGCCGCCCTGGTGGGCAGCAAATTCAAACTGTGAGAGCACCTTACAACGTTGTATATACAGGGTCAAGGGATTATTTTGGCTACCACATGAGAAAGTTATTCACAGGCGCTATTAAAATCTTTCATAATTGCAAACCACGGCGCAATTTTTAGGCTCTAGGCGTTAATTACTTAAATTAGCTATAATGATTGATGACAATGCACTGAAGTCTCTCACTATACCGGAATTGAGAGAATTTGAAAAAGACCTCCTTGAGGATGCCAGGGAGGTTCAGAAGTTAATCCAAGAAAAAACCCTTAAAGACGGCCTTGAAGCCGCTTTTTCGCAGCCGTTCTCTCGGCCTCCACTTTCTTAACCAGGTCACCAACATGAGCCTGGACTGATCGTTCCACGATCTCGGTCATGGTTATCCCGGTGGCCGCGCTCACATCTTGAAGCAAGTTAAGTGTCTCTTGCCGTAGCCGATAGGCCACGGTTTTTCTGTCGTTTTCTCGGGTTTTTTTAAGATTCTTAGGCATAGCATGTTGGCTGTGCTTCCGAGAACATCGCACTTCTTCGCAACCATTCAAGAACTATTTATTAATTTGATTGTAAATACATCCGTCGCTGTATATATAGCGACGGCAGATGAGCAAGGAGTTAGTAAGTTTCAGATTCATGGCGAGCACCCGTAAGCGGTTGCGTTCATTCGCCAATCGCAAACGCAAAACAATGACCCAGGTGATCGAGGCCCTGGTCGCTGATCACTGCAAGACCAGGACGGAGGAAAAGCGTGAACGAGCCTAACATTAACCCAGGCATAATTATCATCGGCGTTTCGCCGTTAGTATTAATTGCCGCACTTATTATTAAATGGACCCTGTCCTAGTCACCATACCAGAGGCCGCCCGGGCCTTATCAGTGAGCCGCCGGCAAATCTATAACTGGATTGATAGCGGCCGCCTGGAGCGGAAGAAGCTCGGCACCAAGCTGGTCCGGGTCACTACCAGGTCCATCAAGAAGCTAGTCGAGAGAGCGCCATGAGCAGTAACGCTGAAATCAAATTTCTTCAGACCTGGGAGGTTAGGAGAATGGAGGCCTCGCGTGAAAGGCCTGACGATCTGAAGTTGGAGGAGGAAGTCAGGTTCCATCCGGTGCGGCGTTGGCGGTTCGACTTCGCCCATCCATCAACCCTGGTAGCTATCGAGATTGAAGGTGGCACCTGGGTTGGTGGCCGCCACACCAGGCCGGCCGGTTTCCATAAAGATTGCGAAAAGTACAACACCGCGGCCCTCAACGGTTGGACCGTGTTTAGGCTCACCCCTCAGATGATCACCGGCGATTTTATCGAGGCAATTCAGGACCACATCCTGGAACGCCTTGAAGACCAAAACAAAACACCTAGAAAATAATAAATATGATTGTGGAAAATACTAGCAAGCAAGACAGAGAGTTCGATCCGGTAAGTCCTGGACCCCATTCCGCCGTCCTGGTGGACAACGTGGACCTGGGCATGGAAGTGGTTGAGTTCTCCGGTGAAAAAAAGGAGCAGCACAAGATGCGGATGGTCTTTGAGACCGACGAAAAGATGGAAGATGGTCGCCCGAAAATCATCAGCAAAAAGATGACTGTCTCCCTGCACGAAAAGGCAACCCTCCGCGGCACTCTGGAGACCTGGCTTGGCCGGCCTTTAACCGGCGAGGAGTCGGTCAAGTTCGACCTGGATAGCCTTATCGGAACCAGCGCCAATATCATGGTTCTGCATGAGCCAGGGAAGCAAGACCCCAGCAAGATATTTGCAAAGATCGACCGCGTTTATCCGGCCGAGAAAAAGCTCAAGCCAAGCGGCGACTACACTCGCGTGCAAGACCGTTAGGTGACTAAGCCCTGGCCGGTTTTGCAGTTGCCGGCCGGGGCTGAATTTAACTGCAAAGGGAGGAAAAAAAGGAATGACACAATTATCATTTAAGTACCCGGATCAGCCCGGGTTCAAAGTATCAGGGCCAAGCCGGGAGGCGGCCGAATCAATCGCTCAATCCGCGCCCACTTTGAGGACCATGGCTCTGAGCGTGATCAAGTCCCGGGGACCGCTCACCTCGGATGAAGTGGCGAGTCACCTGGGCCAATCAATTCTGGCGATCCGGCCCCGGCTCAGTGAGCTCAAGAGAGCCGGGAAAATTCAAGACGCTGGCACCCGCCGGCTAAACAACTCAGGCAAGATGGCCACCTGTTGGCGAGCCAATTAATTTTAATTAACCCATTTTTATATTATGACGGTACAAAACAAAGAAGCATTAGGCCACTTTTACACGCGGGAAGGACTCGCGGCCTACGATTCCAAGATGAAAGAAATCCGAGAGCATGGCTACCTGCCATCACCCACCACAATCCTGGGAGCGGCCAGCACGTTCCGGTTGACCAAGTGGCAGCGTGAGCAGGTTGGTATTGCGGCCTGGAAGAATCCACCGGCCGGCAACGAGATGAAAGTGTGGATTAATGAACGCCTGGAAGAGGCCGACCAAGTCACTAAGCAGTACCAGGATTTTGGGTCGAACTTCCATGATGGTGCCGAGGCCATTCTGCTCGGTGATGAGTGGGATGAATCTGATCCCTGGCTGATCAAGTTTGAGGCCTGGGCCCAGGCAAATGTGATCGACGTGAAGTGGACTGAAGCCACCCTGGTGCATCCCTCCTTCCTGTTTGCCGGGCGTGCTGACGCCCTGGTGGATCACCAGGAGCACGGGACTGTACTCCTCGACTTCAAGACCCGGCGGCTGAAGCGGTTGAAGAGCGGGAAGTTTAGCTGCTCAAGCGCCAGGTATGACAAAGACATCCGGCAACTCGCGGCGTATGCTGATTGTATCCAGCCTAAGCCCCAGGTGATGAACATCTATGTTCACCGGGATGAGCCGACTGATCCGGTTGAGTATCTCTGGCCGGAGGAGAAGCAAGCTGAAGGCCTGGATGCGTTCATGGCCCTGGCTGAGTATTGGTGCCTGGATAAGCGGTATGACCCCCGCAAGTGGGTTGCTGAAGAGGAGGTGGCAGCATGAATATCCGAGTCCCGGTTCCCGAAGAAGAAATGGCCCATGTGCTCAATGCGGTTTGCGTTGTCTACAAGGAGGTGAGCAAGGACATGATCCTGGGACATACTAGGCACGCCTATATTGTCGAGCCCCGGCACATTGCGATGGCGATCATTGCAAGCCGGGGATGGACTCAGGAGGCCACTGCTGAAGCGTTCAACCGGAAAGACCATGGCAGCATTTGGCACGCCCGGAATCAGGTTAGAGAGCGCCTTACCTGGGATAAGAAATTCATCAAGCGGGTGAAGGCAATTCGCTCCATCATGGACGTCGGTGATGGCCCTACCAACCGGCTGAAGGTCACGTTCCAGGCTGATATCCCTCAGTACGAGGAATTGACCGATGAAGAGAAGGCTATCCGGGTTGCCCGGATGATCCTGGCCAACGCTGAATCCGCGAAAGTCCTGAGCATTGAAGAAGCATGAGCCGGCTATCCCTAGTGCTGGACATCCTCCTGGCCCTGGCATTCCTGGCCCTGGCGATCCGAATAGCGACCGGATGAGCCAACACCCAACACATTGGGCCTGGGCTCAGGAGATTAGTCCGATGCCCAAGCTGGTCCTGCTTGCCCTGGCTGACATGGCCGGGTCGAGTAGTGACCAGGCTTGGCCCTCGATTGGGTACCTGGTTGAGCGTACCGGGATGAGCCGGTGCTCGGTGATGAGAGCCGTCCAAACCCTGGTCAATTTCAAGCTAGTTGAGGTCGAGCGAAGGCCTAATCGGACCAATATTTATCGAATCTGTAAGTCTCACTGTGAGACCCCGGTAGTCTCAGAGAGAGACCATGGTAGTCTCAGAGAGAGACCACCGCAGTCTCACTCTGAGACCCGAACCTATAAAGAACCTAGAAAGAACCTACCAAGAACAAATAAGAAGCCGGCTCCTAAGTTCGAGTTGCCGGTGGCTCTGAACACGCCTGAGTTCAAGGCAGCCTGGGAAGGCTTCCAGGAGATGAGGAAGGCCATCAAGAAGCCACTCACCGCCCGGGCCATGAGCCTGGTCATCAACAAGATCGAGTTGTGGGGCCATGATGTAGCAATCGAAGCCCTGGACCGATCCACCACCAACAACTGGCAAGGTGTGTTTGATCCCAGGGAGAGCCGGGACCAGGCCAAGTCCAAGCCGGCACAAGCCCCGGCAGCCCGGAGCACCTGGCACATCCAGCAGGAACTCACCGCGGTAGAGGAGTTGATCAAGGATGTGCAGAAGCACCGGAGCGAGGTCGCAGGAGGCGATTACTGCTGGCCAGCCGGCACCGACCACAAGGCCAAGTGGATTGAGCTATGTGCTCGCCGCAAGGCACTCCGGATGGAGATTGCCGGGCTTAATCCCAAGCCCAAACCCAACACGACGCAACTTGACGCTGTAGGGGCTTTGGCCAGTGCCAAGCGGGTCAACAGACCTCAAGCCGCTTAAAAGGCCAGGAAGGGCCCTTTACGGGCCAAGAACAGGCAATGACAAACCAGATCAAATTGGAGATTATCAAAAGCAATGGAGAATACAGAATCCACACCAAGTCCGCGGCCGGGTCCAATCCAATTGGTGCCCGCCTCCACCGAACCGACCAAGGCTGGCCCTGGCCTGGCCAAGAGCCTCCCAAAAGCTACACCGACCCCCGGGAAGCCTGGCGAGACCTTGAACGACTCAATGACTACCTCGCGGCGTGTGCCAGAGCCTCCCGAAAAGGGACCAGGAAGCGGCATAGAGCGTAAGCGATACGAGGAGATCGCCCTGGACCTCATGGAAGGCATGACCCTCCTGGAAGTCCGCCGCAAGCATGGCACCAGCCAGGCAGCCGTGGCAGCCATCAGGAGGCACCTGGGCGAGCTTGTCCCGTCCGTGGATGAGATGGCCGCCCAGGGCTTCGAGGCAGTCCGTGATCTGGCCCTGAAAGCCATGTATGAGAAGATAAGGAATGGTGAGGGTAAGCTCTCGGAGCTATCAGTTGCGGCCGGCGTGAGCGCCGACAAACTGGACACGATCCGTGGCCGCTCGCAGCCGGCCCAGGTCCACCAGCACCTGCACATCAGCCACACTGCGGTCCAGGACTTGATGGCTTCATTGCCAGCAGGGGACAAACAATCCCCTGTGCATGGCCCAAAAACCCCTGATATCGTGGACTCTGAGTAACCGGGACACCACTTAGGCGCCATTTGAGTGCAATAAAAGCCCCGGGGATCGCCAGAAACTATCGGTTGACCCAGGCACACCCATATACTACATCTAGTGCATCGGAGCCTTGGAGCCCCAATATGTAGTATGCCAAGCCGGACCAGGGGGCGGGGGGGGGTTCAAGCTCGGATGCACACCATCCCACTTGATGGATTAGCTCCCACAGATTTTTTTACAAAAGCAAAGGATGACCGCGGAACAGAAAAGGGAAGTTGCGGAAGAATCGCTGGAGGCCAGGAATCCCGAGGCTTTATTTGCGGATGGATTGGATGATGCCCTGATCGGGGTTGGGGGACAGTTTGGGGATACCCTGGCGGTTTACAGTGTGGACCGGATTATTGAGATTTACCAGGAGCGGGATGGGATGTCCTGGGAAGAGGCCTGGGATTATTATTTGTTTAATGTGGCGGGTGCCGGGGTTGGTCCTGGTGGCCCGGTTTTTGTGGAGGGCCTTGAGGCATGAGGGAACTGAAGCCAGGGGAAGTGATTGAGCGGGAATTGGCGGGTGTTATTGGTGTTCCGCATAAAGCCCTGGCTGCCTGGCGGAAGGAGAATTTGGATAAGGGAGATGATTGGCGGTATGAGCGCGAGGTTATTTTGACGGATTCCGGGAAGGCCAAGGTGGAGGCGTTTTACCAGGTTGGGAAGATTGAGGTGAAGCGGCCGGATGTGGAGTCGAGCCAGGTGCATAAGAGGACTTTGCGGGTGAGGAATCCGCGTTTGTTGGTCCTGGAGAACGGGGTTGAGTTACTGGTGAGCAGTAACAAGAATTTTAGGCCGGGCATGGTGGTGCGGTACAAGAAGGATCGCAGTGGCCGGTTAGTCCTTGATGGGAGATGTCCGCGGTGGCCGGGGAGATATTAGATGATACCGGGGTTAAGCTGCTGTTTGGGGCGATAATTGCCCAGGCGGTTAATGATTATATGAGGCTTAAAAAGGCCGGCAGGATTAAGGAAGGGAGAAGTGCGGGGCGGGAGCAGTACAAGCATTCGGGAGCGGTTGGGAACGTGAGTAGTTTATGCAATTTTTTTTGGGATGGATGGATGGAAGAAATGCTAAACCAGGCAGGAATGAAAATCCAAGTCAGCCCAATATACAAAAAACTGGAACCTGAATTATGGCAAAATTTGATACAGAAACGCCGGAAGGGATAAGAGACTTCAGCATAGATCGGTTTAATTTATTGGCCGGTGAAAAATATGACCGGGGCCAGGTGGAGCATGGTGGTCTGCTGAAGAAGACAGTAACCATTGAAAAGCTGGAAGAAGAGATTTTGGACCTATGGCATTACGTCCAGGCAAAGAGATTGCAGGACGAGGAACTACACAGGGAAAATGCCTGGTTAAAGAACCAAATAGTTACTTTGAAAAATGAAATTTTTGATTATGAAGCTGGGCGGAAGTGATGATGACAGAGAGGCAAAGGTTGAGGCTTTTGCTGATAAGATGGCTGGGACGATAGCCAAGGCCATTGTTGATGATGATTTAACGCCTATGGACCTTATGCCCACTCTCACGCTCCTGGAGGCCAGGTGCAAGAGTGAATGCCTAAAACAGATTGATGAATGCCGGGAAGATGATGGCGATAACTTTGAATTTAATTAGGGGCTGGCCGCTTCTACCCTCAACGAACCTCCTTACTTCGTTAAGGCTGGCCCCTAAATTTGACTTGGTGTTGTGGTGCTCGCGGAGATCGCGGGACGGCCTAACTTCCTATGTGTTGTTCCGGCTTTTGAATCAGAGCCAAGTCATTCAGGAGGCATGAGCAAGGGGGAGTTCAAGCAGTCTCCGCATCCGGTCCATCCCATGATTACCAGGGAAATGGCCGGGCAAATTCTTGAGCAGCATGGTGAGAAGAAGCTCCGGGAAGTCCTGGAGAAGCGCGAGGAGATTATCCGCCTGGAGGAGGCTGATCCGTATCGGTTTGGGTTTGAGCCTGATCACTGGCAGCACGCCAGGGAATTGGTTAAGAAGAGCGACGAGCTTGCCATCTTCGGAGGGAACAGGTCCGGCAAAACAGAATTTTGCGCGAAGATGACCGTGGAGAAAATGCTGGAGATTCCCAAGGCCCGGGTCTGGTGTTTTCATACTACGCACCAAAGCAGCCTCCAGGTGCAGCAGCCGGCGGTTTACAAGTATTTGCCGGTGGAATATCGGAACATTAAAAAGAGCAAAGTCACCAATGTTTCGTATACCCAGAAGAATGGATTTTCAGACAACACATTTGTGTTACCTAATTCATCGCAGTGCACGTTTTTGAATTATGCCCAAAACCGCCAGGTCATTGAGGGGAATGAAGTTGATATGGTTTGGGTGGATGAGTTTTGCCCGGCGGATTGGCTGGAGACGTTGCGCTTTCGCACGGCAACTCGCCAGGGAAATATCCTAATCAGTTTCACGCCTATTGAAGGTTACACCATGATGGTGAAAGACCTGCTAAGTGGGCACCAGGTTTTGCACTGGGAAGAGAGTGAACTGTTGCCGGGGCAAAATTTTGACGATGGGCCTAAGGGCACTATGCCTTACATCAGCAAGCTCCGGCGGCCCCAGGCTCATGCCATTTGGTTCTTCTCTAAGTGGAACCCATACAGCCCGTACAAGGAACTGGTTAAGCGGGTTGATGGGAGCAGTACCGGCGATATAAAAATTCGAGCCTACGGCTGGGCTGACGCCACTATTGGCAATGCCTTTCCCAGGTTTGGAGAAGAGCACATTATTGAGCCGGACAAGATTCCTGATGGCGGAATTAACATTATGGCCGCGGACCCTGCCGGGTCTCGTAATTGGTTCATGCTCTGGGCCAAAAAGGTTAAGGACACAATTTATATTTACCGGGAATGGCCTGACTATTCTTACGGCGAATGGACGGTGCCTAGCGCGAAACATGACGGGTCACCTGGTCCGGCGCAAAGGGCCGGGGCCGGCCTAAGCCTGGTGCAGTATAAGCGGCTGATTAGGGAGCTTGAGGGGGAAGAAAAGATTATCATGCGGCTAATGGACCCCCGGGCTGCCACAACTCCGCATGATGGAATTGGCTCTGATTACATTGGCGTGATGGCCGAGGACAAAGAGGGCGAGGGCCCTATGTATTTTGACAAGGGCTCCGGCCGCCCCATCGAGGAAGGGGTTGGAATGATCAATGATCTGCTCTACTGGGATAAGGAAGAACCAGGAGACGCGCCCAAGCTAATGATTTCAAGTGAGTGTAAAAGTCTCATCTATTCGTTGCGCGAGTGGACCGGGGCCGATAAAGACAAAGGGGCAAGTAAAGACCCCGTTGATTGCTTGAGATACCTGGTCCAGGAGGATCAGCTTTTAGTAAATGAACGACAACTGGAGGTAAAACGTGGCGGAAGCTATTGAAGATTTGCCGTTATTGCTTGATGCGAAAACGGTCAAGAACCTAACGGGGTTAACACAAAACAACCTGAACTACCTGGCCAGCACTGGGGCTATCCGGACCATTGTGCCAGGGCGACGAAACCGGAAATATTACAGAGGCGATATCGTCAAACTAATCCAAACAATTACGGGGGAAGAGTAATGAATCCAGATATTGGAAAACTAATTAAGGACTATCAACGGGCCGGCGGGTACAACAACCTGGGCTGGCGTAGAACCAGGTCGGACGATGTGCGTTACGCCAAATGGAGTGGGCAAACTGATGACGGTAAGAAGCACGCCAACGATCCAACCGAAGACCCGTTCCCCTGGGACGGCGCTTCCGATACCCGGGTAAGATTGGCTGATGCCATCATTAACGAGAATGTGGATGTGTTGAGCACTTCATTCTGGCGCGGCGTATTGCGAGCCACTCCGGTGGAGGCAAATGACTCGGGCAAAAGCGCGGTGGCCACCACATTGCTTTCCTATTACCGGGACAACGTGATGCGCTCTGAGCTTTGCCAGGAGGTGCAGCTTGCCGCGCAATGGGGTCAGCAGTACGGGGTGAGTGTGATTCATGTGACCTGGGATCGCCAGATCAGTAAAAAGAATCACCCCATCAGCATGGATGAAATTATCGCCATGGCCCAACAAGCCCCGGACGGCACCGCCCTGGCAAATCTCCCTGGCATGATTAAGGACGAAAGCCAGGAAGATGCCGTGGTGGAAATGATCCAGGCCGAGATGGGAATGAACAAGCGCCGGGCCCGGAAGATGGTCAAAGAATTGCGCGAGAATGATGTGTCCGAAATGCCCATGGATCATGTGGTGAAGAACGCCCCAAGCGTTACCGCACTGAAGATGCATGAAGACATCTATGTGGCACCGGAGACCATCGAGCTACAGCACGCCCCGGCAATTTTCCGCCGGCAATGGATGACCGAGGCCCAGCTAAAAGAGGCCGCGACCAACTACGGTTATAGCAAGGAATGGGTGGCCCAGGTAATGAACACCAAGGGCCGGGTCATGGATTATGCAAACGTGATTAATGCCGAAGTGAATGACCTGGCATTTAGCGATGGCACAACCGAGAACATCTTTGAAGTTATCTACGCTTACCAGCGGGTGATTGATGAGGACGGCGTGCCAAATATTTGGTGCACCGTATTCCACCCGGCGATTAGCAAGGTATCGGCAAAAAATGAAATGCTCGATTATTGCCACGGCAATTATCCTTTCTTTGCCTACCGCCGCGAGCGACTAACCCGCCGGCTCCTGGACAGCCGGGGTGTGTCGGAAATTTGTGCAACCTGGCAGCAGGAACAGAAGGCCCAGCGTGATGCGCTTTATGACCGGGCAAGCCTCACGGTGTTGCCGCCGTTTGTGTACCCGGCAAGAAGCAGCCAGGTCTACCGACTGCAACCAGGTAGCGCGATTCCGGAAATGCGGCCTAACGAAATCCGCTTCCTGGAGCCGCCTAAGTCCAGCCCTAACGAGGCCCTGGAGGTTGTGAATTATGTCCAGGCCCAGGCTGATGATTACTTCGGCCGGTTCACCGATGGGGTTAACCCGGTAAGCTCCCAGACCAAGCGCCAGGCTATGGCAGAAAACTGGCGAATGACCTGGAGCGAAGTGTTTGGGAAAGTGTTTGAGCTTATCCAGGAATACGTCAGCGAAGAAGAGTTGATGCGGATATCCGGCACTCAGCCAGGTTTCCCGCAGACGCCTGAAGAGATCGCCGGCAAGATGGACCTCCGGGTGAGCTTCGACGTTCGTGAGCTTGACCAGGATTTCATGCTTCGCAAGATGGAGATCGTGAGCAAGATGGTGCTTCCGGAGGATACCGCCGGGGTTATTGATCGAGCCGCGCTAACCAACTTCAAGATGCAGCTTCTGGACCCTGTACTGGCCCGTATGGTTATCCCTGAGGATAAGACCGGCGCGAGCGGCAAGGTCTTCGATGAGGTCAACCAGGCCGTGGCATTCATGGCCCTGGGCAATGAGCCTCAATACCAGGAGAAAGACCCCACTGCTAATATGAAAATGCAATTCTTGCAGCAAATCGTGCAAGGCAATCCTAAGTACCAGGAGATGCTCCAGGGCGATGAGCGATTCGCGGAACTCATGCAGAAATACAACCAGGCGTTACAGTTCCAGGTGCAGCAGGAGCAAAACGCGCAAATCGGTAAAATTGGAGTAAGCCCGGCACAATAAGGAAAAATATGGACGAGCTAACAATTAGAAAATCCCTGGCAAGCCTGACCGATGACTCGGATATCTGGCAAGCCCTTGACTCCATCTTAACTGAGGGCAAAACAAATGCCACCCAGGTGGCTATTGATGTCGCAGTCAAGGGGGAGGATCGGACCTGGCAATGCGGTTACGCCGCGGCCCTGACCGATCTCCACAGACAACTTGAACGCTACCGAAAGGGCTAATAATGGACTAATAAGATTAACTGAACCAGGTGACTTCGCTGAGTATTCGGCAGGTTGCCTTCCCCCCCAGGCCCGTGTCTATTTCAGGCACGGGCTTCTTTTATGCCCGGGCAAAGCCTACTTGCGAGGACATTAAGCGCATGGAAAAACAAGAGAACGCGGGGACGGAAACCCACGAAGAAAAAACCGGGGAAAACGAAAGCAAGCCGCTAGACCTGGATCAATTGATCACGGCAGCGGTGGGTGGTGAGGAGGAATCTCCCGAGCCCCAGGCTGAAGAGCCAGGGGAATCTGAAGCGGAAGAAGGCGACGAGCAGACGCCGGAGGCCGTGGAAGAGGAGTCCGATCTTTCTCAGGAACAAGACGAGGAGGCCCAGGAAGAACAGCCGGAGGAATCCGATGGCGAAAATCCTGAGTGGTTTAATCGTCGTATTGGCAAGGAAGTCCGTAAGCGCAAGGAGCTTGAGGAATCTCTAGCTGATCGAGACCAGGAACTGGAAAGCATGAGGGCTGAGTTAGAGCAACTCAGGAATCAGCCCCAGGCCCAGGCCCCGGCCGGCGAGAACCCTGTCAGCCACATTGATTCAATCGAAAAACTGAACGAGGAACGTAAAGTGAATCTTCAGCGAATGGACTTTGCGGATGGCGTGGAAGAGATGCTGGAAGATGGAGACATCGACGGCGCAATCAAGCGACTTGAAGCCCAGGATGTAAAACTCAACGCGGACCCAGAGTCGTATGAGTATGAGGAGAACGCGACAAAAGAAGCTAAAAAATTAGTGAAGCGCGTTCGCAATCATGCACGAAAATCACTCGACCAGTGGATTCCGCAACAGGCTCAGTTTATCTCGTTTAAGGACGAGGCAAGCAAAGTGGCCCGAGAGCGTTACGCCTGGCTTGGCGATAAGAACTCCGAAGAGATGGCCGTGTTTAATGAAGCTATTAAAAACGTCCCTCTCTTTAAGCAGTTTCCGGATTATGAGTTACAGGTTGCCCGATATGTTGAAGGCACCCTGGCTGAAATGAAGGAGCACGGAGGCCCAGGTAAAAAGCCGGCGAAGAAGGCAGCCCGAAAGGCACCGCCTAAATCGCTAGAGCCCAAACCAATGGCCGCCCCTGCTGCCAGCGACGAAGAAGCAGCTTCGCGTTACCGTTCCTCAAGAGACCGGGTTTTGGAAAGAGGAGATGGAGACTCACTAGATTCCTACCTAGGAAATCTGCTCCAGAACTAACTAAACCAAAATGGCAAATCCACTATACTCACATACTGTTATTAGTCAGGATGGTTCTCACCGCGATCTCTTGGACGCCATAACGGCTGTGGACAGCAAAAATACTCCTTTTTTTAGTATTGTCCCCAAGGGCTCCGCGCCGACGAACATCCTTTTTGAATGGCCTGTTGACAAACAACTGGCTCCCGTTGACTCGGCAACGATTGACGGCACTGACCTCGCTCACAGCAACACTGCTTCAAGCTCCGACTTCGATAACGCCCAGGGCGATTACGATGTTTTGAGCAACCGCGTGCAGTGGTTCCGCGAGCAAGCCTTGGTGTCTAAGTTGACTCAAGACGTTCAGAACCAAGCTGGTATCAGCAATCACAAGGCCTACGCCGTGCGTAAGAAGCTCTTGCAGCTTAAACGCATCATCGAGACCACCATGTGCGCTGATGAGTTTACTTACAACTCCGGCAGTGACACGTTCACCGCTGACGTTGTGACCGGCTCCAGCAGCGCGGCCAACCGCACTCGCTCGCTTGGTAAATGGATTGATGACGGCAACAGCAACATTCCAAGCGCCTACCGCACTCCCGCGGCAAGCATTGAAAGCAGCGCCACTTCCGCCAACTTAACTGAGGCAGAAGTAAACGCCGTTCTTCAATCGATCTACGAGGAGACCGGAATGAATGACGTGTTCACCCTGCTTTGCGGACCTGCTTTAAAGAGCCGCTTCAAGGAGTTCACTCAAACTCAGTTCGCTAACACCAACGTGGCCAGCGCCGTGAAGGTGTTCAACCAGGACATGACCACTCGTAAAATAGTAAACACGATCGATATTTACGAGGGCGACTTCGGCACGGTCGAGTTGCTGCCGAGTCTCTGGCTGAACCACGATCTGGGTTTCTCCAACACCAACCTGGGCACCAGCGCCAAGAGCCGCGGTTACGTTCTTAATACGAACCTGCTCGAAATGCGCTTCAACCAAATGCCGAAGGTAACTGACCTGGTTGACAACGGTGGTGGTCCTCGCTTCGCGGTGGACGCTATCGCTGGTCTCTGCGTCAAGAACCCGCTCGGCCTGGGTGCATTCAAGCTCGCTTCCTAATGGATCAAGAGCTTGCCAAGGCAGTAACCCATGACCTGCGCGTGCAGCACGCGGCTGATATGGCCAAGGCTGAGAAGCGGCAGAGGGAAGTTGCCAAGGAAAATCAAAAGGACCATCGGTCGGTCGAAGGACTCGGCCGGCCGGTGGCCTCCTTTGATGCCGCCGGGTACATGGATTTAAAGACCCGGCAAGGCACCGGCGCTCAAGACCCTGACTTCATGAAGTGGGTTACCAAGCGCCACCCGGAGGTAGCAGTAAAATGCACCGGGACAAAGATTCAGTCAGGCTATTCCCATGTGCCGGCTGAGATGTGGCCCTTCGAGGAACGCAAGAAAAGCGGCGGCTTCGTTAGGACCAAGAAAATATATTAGGGTCAATGAGGCGTATTCAATACAAGGAGGTACTCCGCGGGGCAACGGAGACCAGCGGTAGAATTTTCAGCGTTTTATCCGCTGATGAATCTGAGCTTTTTCGCGGCTTTATCAGCCGGCGCTTACGCGAAGCCTGGGAGGCAAACTTCTGGCCCGAGCTAATGACCGTTGAGCAGCGCACGATTACTTCCAAAACAATTCCATACCAGGAGTCCGGCAAGGAAGACCTGGGGGAAGTTGCCAGGGTAACGGACGCCGATCCCAGGACAACCCACAGCCTGGAAGATTATGATTTTAACCTAACCGCGGATGGCTTGAACATTCCTGGTTACACGGCAACAGCCACCTCGGTCTGGGTATCGTACCGCAAACAAGCTCCGCTTTTAAATGGAGAATCCTGGTCCGCCGGGTCTTACGATGCCGGCACCCAGGTGTACCACAAAACAACCGGTGATTTTTACGACCAGGACGGAACAATTGCCACTTCTCTGGAGCCAGGGAATAGCCCCTGGGTCCGAGTAGACTTCCCATGGATTTTCAAAACTTACGTCGAACGGGCCGCGGCCGCGGATATGCTTTTACTAGATGAAAAGGCTGATCTCGCGCTCGCACAAAAACAACAAGCGGAAGATGCTCTGGCGGTTGAAATGGCAAAACTTCGTCAGCAAAGCCAGCATACCAATATCCGCATTAAAACACACTAGATCATGGCCGACCAAAAGATAACTGATTTAAGCGTTCTAAGCTCAAGCACGGCAGACACCGATGTTGTGGTGCCGGTAGTGGACACTACTGACTCCACCATGTCAGCGACCGGGACTAACAAAAAAGTCACGGTTAGCAACCTATTGTCAGGCAAGGCAGACAGCAGCCACACGCACGCGATCAGCGATGTGACCAACCTGCAAACGTCCCTGGACGCGAAGCAAGCCACTATTACGGCTGGTGATGGACTGAGTTTTTCTGGCGACACACTGAACGCTGAAGTGACTCAGGCTGAGTTGGACGCGAAGCAAGCTGCTCCGTCTGAAGGTGCATTCGTTGATGGTGACAAGACTAAGCTAGACGGCATCGAGACTTCGGCTGATGTAACTGACGCGACTAACGTGGAAGCCGCTGGTGCACTAATGGACTCTGAGCTTACCGATCTAGCGGGAGTCAAGGGTGTTACAATCTCAACCCTTCAGCCTAAACCATCTGAAGGTGCTTTTGCTGATGGCGATAAAACAAAGCTGGATGGCATCACTGCCAGCGCAAACAATTACAGCCACCCGAACCACACTGGCGATGTAACTTCCACAGGTGACGGGGCAACGGTTATTGCTGATTCCGCTGTAACCACTGCCAAGCTCGCTGATGACGCCGTGACGGCTGCGAAGATTGCTGACACCAGTGTGACCGCTGGCAGCTACACCAATGCAGACATTACGGTTGACGCACAAGGCCGGATCACCGCAGCAAGCAGTGGGTCAGGCGGAGGCGGAGGCGGTTCCGGGACAGTCACCAGCGTGGCGGTCACTGGCTCGGATGGTATTGATGTAGACTCCGGGTCGCCCATTACGTCGAGCGGCACGATTGCGTTAGGACTGAGCAACATTGGTGATGCGGCGATTAGTTCAGCGGCGACTTGGAATGCCAAGCAGGACGCACTCACTTTCGGCATCGCCAACACGAACGCCGTTCAAATTGACTCAGCCGATGTGGCCGATGACGAGTACGCACGGTTCACGGCAAACGGATTGGAGAGTCGCAGCGGGTCTGAGGTGTTGAGTGACATTGGTGCTGCTGCCTCGGCGCACAACCATAACTCGCACTACCTCCAGATCAGCAACAACCTGAGTGATGTAAATGACGCATCCACAGCCCGCACTAACCTTGGGCTGGCTATCGGCACGGACGTTCAAGCCTACGATGCCGATACCACGAAGAATGACGTTAGCAACTCTTGGAGTGCGGCCCAGCAAGGGGCAACAGACACTCAGACAGTTACAGCAACATCGGTGACTCTTGATTTTGACTCATATCAAAACTTCATCCTAACGCTAGACCCATCAAGCGGCACAACGGTTCAATTAAGCAACCCTACTGCTGATGCGGGCAACACCGGGCAAACCGGAGTCATTGTTTTGATTCAACCATCTGGAGGCGGTAAAACAATATCTCTAGAAACAGGCGGTGACTTTAAGCCTGTTGGTGGAAACACGCCTACCATTTCATCCACAGCAAATGCCGTCGATGTGCTGCCTTATATGATTCAGGCGGATAACACCATCCTGCTCGGTGCGCCTCAACTCGATCTAAAAGCAACTAGCTAATGGCCGACTTCGCATCAGCACTTTGGAATAAGCCAGCGGCGGCTGACTCAACCCCAGCCGACCCTGTGACACGTTCGCTGCGGTTTGACGGAAGTGCGCACCTCTCACGATCAACTGGAAGCACCAGCACAACTTGGACGCTGGCATTTTGGGTCAAGCGAGCAACCATCTCTGGCCCATCTCAAGCGCAATACCTCGCAACGTGGGGCATCTCTGGATCGGCTGGTGAAGGATTAAGTTTTCGCGGAACAACCGATTCCAGCAACACTGATAAGCTAGGCTTTTGGAACGGATCATCCACCACATACTCAACAGGAGTTTACCGCGATCCAGCAGCGTGGGCGCATATTTGCATCAGCGTAAATTCCGGCACTGCAACAGTTTACTATAATGGTGAATCTATTTTATCTGGCATAACGGGGGTTCAAGCGTGGGGAAGCATGAGGCTCGGCGCGTGGCTCAACCAGAACGAGCTTGAGGGATACATTGCTGATGTGTACGGGGTCGAGGGGAGTGCACTAGACCACACATCCTTTACTGAATCGAATGACTATGGGGGGTTAAAACCTGCAAGCTACAGTGGTGCGTTGGGGACAAACGGCTTTCACCTGCTTTTTGAAAACACATCTGCAATCGGGGAGGACGATGCGGGGTCTAATGATTTTACTGCGAGCGGTTTGGCATCGGCGGACATTCGCGAGGACAATCCATTTAAGAACCACGCAACGTGGAACCCTCTGATCAAGCGGTCAAGCACCTCTAATATTTTCACATACAGCGA